CAAGACTTCGGAGATATTCTACCTGTATCTGAGAAGGATATGCCTTGGTGGAGAAAGAGGGTTGAGGGTACAGAAGGGTTATTGCCTACCGTGTCTCACATGGGTCACTGGGGCGATGTCATGCTTAGTGGGCAAGAGGTCAGGACTATACCCTTTCATGGAAAATATAGCTCAACAGGGTCTATGCTTACAACAGAGGCTCAATTCGATATTCCGGGAATGACTATATCTGGAGAAGATAACCGGACTCTACTTCTTCCAGAAAGCGGTCCTTACAGTAATTTAACGTGGATTGAACCCGGTCAGAAGATTAGAGAGCTGTTTATAGGTGAGAGTCAGGCGGACATTCAGCAGTTTGGCACTCCTTATGGATATGGTGCGCCCTACGGTGTGGATATTCAAAGAGAATGGCAGCAAAGGACGACTACGAGCGATCCTGCGGATCTTGAAGCTTTGCAAAGAGGTGAGGGTGGGATGCTGGACGTTCCACCACTCGGCACTCGAGAGAGGGAGCTGCATGAGACCTTTCTAAGAGGAAGGGAAATATCTAAGGCTGGTGGCGGAAAGTTAGATGTAAAGCCGTATAAATACACCCGTCCCTCGATTGAGGAATTTCGCAGGGGTGCTCCTATAGTACCAATGACGCAGATGACATCATGGGGAACGAGGAATCTTTTAGAGGGGATTCGTTTCGCCCTAGAGAACAACTACGACTATATTGTGTGGCCAACCGGAGAAGAGATGGCCCGGAAGTGGGAGGGAACTGGCGAGCATGGTACAGCAGAAACTTTTAAACGACTGTACAATGGAGTAATGGAGAAAAATACGGTTCGTAACCTATTGGGGATAAAAATAAAGAAGTATCCCCACCCGAACAGAAATAACAAGGAAATGTGGTTCCTCCCAGTGGGAGACCCGGAAATTAAAGCGAAGCTTTTGAAATTCTTTGAGGAGGAGTGGATGCCAACATTTTCCCAGATAAAACAACAGAGACAACCAGAGTATGCCTAAAGTAACAGAAGAAGAACTTGTAGGACGAATACAGTCTGAGATTACTGACTCTCTAGGCTATGGAGACGAGCTATCTAAGCAACGCGAGACAGCTATGGAGTACTACTATGGGCTCCCCTTTGGTAATGAAGTTGATGGCAGATCTCAGTTTGTGGATTCCACAGTTCAGGATACGATAGAATGGATTAAACCCTCTCTAATGAGAGTATTTGCCTCTGGCGATGACATGGTTAAGTTTAACCCTGTCGGACCAGAAGATGTTGAGATGGCAAAACAAGCCACAGATTATGTAAACTACGTATTCACCAAGTTAAACAACGGCTGGGAGATACTTTATAATTGGTTTACAGACGCACTCCTGAGCAAGAACGGAATCGTCAAAGTATGGTGGAATGAGGAAGAGGTTTGGAACCGCGAGGAGTATAAAGGGCTTACCGAGATAGAACTGGATGCCCTGATAAACGAAGAGGACGTTGAGGTTATTGCTCATTCTCCTTACATCTCATCCGACGCTGACGAGATGACTGGGGAATATACCAGCACAACCTACCATGATGTCGTAATAAAACGACTTAATTCAAAAGGTTCGATTAGGGTTGAGAATGTCCCCCCTTCTGAGTTCCTGATTAACCGGGAAGCCAAAACCATACAGGACGCTCGTTTTGTCTGTCATAGGGTGAGGAAGACGCTCTCAGAACTGAGGGAAATGGGCTATGACCCAGACCCAGATGAATTAGGTTCTGGTGAAGATGTTTTATACAATGCTGAGCGACAGGCTAGATATGCCTTTGACCTTTCCTCTAACGCCGATGTAGGTAACTGGGGGGTTGGTGGAACAGAGGAGTCTCTGCGAGAATACTGGCTGCACGAGAACTACGTAAAAACGGATTATGATGGGGATGGTATAGCCGAACTCAGGAAGGTTTGTACAATCGGGAGTACGGTTTTAGCCAACGACCCAATAGATTCAATCCCGTTTGTATCTATCTGCCCAATAAGAATACCCCACAAATTCTTTGGTTTATCGGTAGCTGATCAGGTTGAATCGCTCCAGCTCATCAAGAGTACGCTGATGCGTAACCTGATGGACAATATGTACAACCAGAACTTTGGTCGCTATGCCGTCCTAGAAGGGCAGGCGAACTTAGACGACCTATTGACACAAAGGCCGGGAGGGGTAGTTAGAGTCAAATCCCCCAATGCAGTCACCCCTTTGGCTACTCCCTCCCTTGAGCCTTATTCTTTCCAGATGCTTGAGTATTTGGACGGTGTAAGGGAAAGCAGGTCTGGCGTATCCAAGAACACGCAGGGATTGAATGACAACGCCCTGACGTCGCACACAACGGCCACAGCCGTCGCGCAGGTGATGACTGCGGCGCAGGCTAGGGTTGAGCTGATAGCTCGCAACTTCGCGGAAACCGGAGTCAAGGAGCTTATGTCTACTATCTATGAGCTTCTCCAGAAAAACCAAGATACAGACACAGTTATCGGCATTAGGGGCACGTGGATACCCATTAACCCCTCTGCGTGGCGCGATAAATACGATTGTACGGTCGCTGTGGGCCTCGGACACGGCAATAGAGACCAGCAGTTAATGCACCTGTCGCAACTCATACAGTTCGCAACACAGGCCCTTACTGGGGGGCTTGGTATTGTAAATGAGCAGAACTTGTACAACATAGGGGCGCAGGTTATCAAGAATATGGGTTTTGTCAACGTACAGGACTTTTTAACCGACCCATCACAACAGCAGCAGGAGCCTGACGCTGGTGAACAGGCAATGGCACTTGAGTCTCAGATAAAGCAGAAAGAGGTTGAGATAAAGATGGGAGAACTTCAGATAAAGGCCCAGAAACTACAGTTAGAGCAAGCCGCTCTACAGGTAGAAACGCAGCTCAAGGTGGCAGAGCTTAAACTCGAGGCCGAACAGAAAAGGCCAGTGGCTATAGGAGCAACATAATGGCAGTTACGAAAGTAGCGAATGGTTATCAAGCGACTTACGGAGGTAAGACGCGACTGTTTAGAACCAAAAAAGCAGCGGATGATTGGGCTAAGACATTTAACGTAGCCTCTAGGAAGGGGAAACCGAGACCTAAAAAGGGTGGCGGAAGGCGTCGTTACACTTAATGACGGATGAAAGAAGAGAGGAGAACGCTAAACGCCTCCTCAATGATAATCTTTTTAACGAGGCATTTGACACACTAAAAACAGATTTAATGGAGCGCTGGAACAACAGCGGTTCTAATGAATCCGAGGCCAGAGAGTCAATCTGGCTGGCGATAAGACTGCTCGACAAGGTACGTGGTCATGTGGAATCCATAGTTGAAACTGGACGCATGAACAAGATACTGGACAAGCAACACCCGTATATCTAAGAGGATTTTATTATGGCGGATACGCAAGAAGCCCCGCAAGCAGTAAATGTAAGTGAAGCGCCAGATGGTAGTGTAATAGAGGCGCAAGAAGCTCTTTTGAAGATGATGGAACCTGAAAAGGAAACTCCAGAAACTGAAGAAGAACAACCTACGGAAGAGGAAGAGTCCACTGAGGAAACTCAAGACGAATCATTGGAAGAGGAGTCTGAAGAAGACGACGAGGAAGGGTCTGAGAACCGTGAAGAAGAGGGAGAGGAACTTATATATGCCGTCAATGTTGGCGGCGAAGAACATGAAGTTACCCTTGACGAGCTTATGAAGGGTTATTCAAGACAATCAGACTATACCAAAAAAACGCAAGAAATTTCTGAACAACGGAAGGAGATGGAGGGTTACCGTAGCAAGGTAGCATCTGAAATCAATCAGATTCAGGAAGAAAGAGCGCAGTACGTGAATGCTATCAATCATTATGTTGATGGCATGACTAACTCTATGCAGCAGTTCAATTCGATTAATTGGGATGAACTCCGACAGCTCGATCCTATTGAGTACATGACCAAGAAGGAAGAGCAGCGGGATTTTATGGACAAAATCGAAACTGCGAAAAAAACACAGGCCGAAGCTATGGCAAAGGCCGAGCAGGAGCACAAAATTCAATTCGCCGAGACTGTTCGTGAGGAACAGGGGAAGCTTATTGAGAAACTCCCTGCATGGGGAAATCCAGAACAAAAGCAGAAAATAGCCTCAGAAATGAGGGACTATGCTGTAAAAAATGACTTCTCTAACGAGGAGCTGGATATGCTTAACGACCACAGGGCATTCGTTGTCCTGTATAAGGCTATGGAGTACGACAAACAAAAACAGGCCAATCCAAGGGCCAAGAAGGTCAGAAACAAGCCGAGGGTTGTAAGATCTGGTGCCCCACAATCAAAACAGAGTAAAAATAAGTCTTCACGTACGAAATCAATGAAGCGTCTCCAAGAAACAGGCCACGTCGATGATGCGGCTGCTTTATTGGAAGACATGTTTAATTCCTAACAGGAGAAAAATAAAATGGCAATCGCTACAAATACGTCACTAACTTATAGTTCAGTGGCGATTCGTGAAGACTTGTCTGACGTGATATATAATATTGCTCCAATGGATACTCCTTTCCTATCTGGTTGCGCCAAAATGAGTGCTGAAAACACAAAATTTGAGTGGCAGGTAGATTCGATAACAGCAGGTTCTGCCAATCGTCAATTAGAAGGCGATGACTCACCTGATGCTACGGCAAGGAGTCTCCCAACGCGACTCGATAATTATACACAGATAAGTCGTTACATTGCTCAAACCTCAGGAACCGACGATGCAGTCGATTATGCGGGTCATGGCAAACATCAAGCCTACCAGTTAGCTAAACTCGGCAAACGTATGAAGAGAGACATGGAAGTCATGCTCACTCAGAATATCGTAAAAGCCGCTGGTGAT